TGATTAATTTTCCTTATTTTCATTTTCAATGTAGTGATAATTTAGAGCAAGAACAGTATAGTGAAGAACCTTCATCAGATCATCTTTATTTTTACCATTCTTTTTTCCATAGCGAGAAGCATATTTAATAACATTTCCAATATAGAAACCTTCGGCGTGACCAGATGAAATTACCAGATCTTGTGCTTGGACTCTATCTCCGTAATGACTGCCATATGTCTTCATTATATATGTATATAGTTCGTCTAATATTTGACCTTCGTTATATTTAAACGAAAATTTTTCAGATGGCATTATTTTATCCTTAATTAAAAAAATCAACTAATGTCTTAGATCTATTATCCATTACTTCATGACTCCTAGTATGATTATACTGATAAACCAATGAACTGTCAACTAAATCTTTCTTACCTTCTAAATATTCTTTAACTTCTGTAGCCATATCTTTTGCTGTTTGAAATGGTACATTTTGACAAATATGATTATAATTCTTAGAAGGTTTCAAAAGAATGTAATCTTCGGGAAGACCCATAATTGACATGGCTTCACGATAAGTAATATATCGATCTTCGTATGGATGTGTCAACATCTTTGGATAGTGACCGACGAATGCACCAATATAATTCTTTGGTACGATAGTACCACGCCGCATAATATTACCACCATCGGCCAATTTATTAAACATACGATTACATTTGTCTACTTCTTTTTCATAACCATGTGTATTCATCCATTCACCAACTTGCTTATAAGTATGACCTTGTTTTTCAATCATACTCTTGGCATCAAAATATCTTACACTCGCATCATTATTAACATCTAAAATATCAAAATGTTGACGATGAGTAATACCACCATGAATTACTTCCAAAAGATACTTATAATATGGATCATCTGTTGGTGTATTTTTATTAATCGGTTCCATCATACTATTTGATTTAACATTTGTTATAACATCTTCAATTCTAGTATATGGACGATTATAATATCCAAGCAGTGGAACTTTAGAACCTTTCCAGAAAAAATAAAATGTTCTTTCACGTACCTGCGGTACACCGTGCAAAAGACTTTTTGTTCTATATAGTGTTAAACTATAACCATTTTCTTTACCAATAGCTATCAATTGATTTCTAATTGGTTCACCAATCTTTCCGGTCAATGCCGGAGCATTTTCACCCCAAAAAACTGAAGGTTTCATTTGACCAAGAACATACTTAGCGGTCTCAATCATCCATCTATTATTTTGATTATGTTCACCATAACCCATAGAAAATAATGATAAACCGGCACATGGACATACTGAAGAAACTACATCTGCATGATAAGGATGTGTACCACCTTCATCTAAAACATAATATGGAACTTCATTATTCCAATAATTTAAAAGGTGTGATTCGTTTTCTTTAAAAGCTGAATAAGATAAGATATAATCCGGTCTATGTCCAAATACTTCAGTAGAAGCCAGTACTTCTCCTCCAATAAGAGGAATAATGGTAGCATGCTTAATCATAAAAAATCCTCGATGTTTTGCTTTTTAACAGCTTCAATTTTATTCCATTCCAATCCTTGCCAATGTGGATAGAATTCGCGTGATAGATGAACAGACTTCGGTTTTTCCATATATTTAAAATCTAATTCACCAAATTGATTTATTAACCCAGAAGTCCATTCAAAAAATTGAACATGATTTGTTACATGTTTTTTACATTCTTCTTTAAAAAGAAGTCTAATTTGATTTCGTTCTTTCCATGAACCATAAAAAGGTGTTTTATTAAACCACCCAGTTTTAGGAATAGCTCGTCTTTCATTTTCGATTGGAAGAAGCTCATACAATTTAATTGTTGCTTTATACTTATCTGCTAAAGCGTGAGCTTGTTCAAAGTATTTAGTGACCAAATCTTTTACTGATTGTTCAGGATTTTCTTGTCTCAAGAAATGATGTCTTACATCAATATTTCCAAAATAAAATTCAATCTCTTTATAATCTATATTATCATAGGGTAATAGATTTTCTAGCCCTATATTTAATGCACCATGAAGAGTTTTAAATGGAATTGAATTGATTAACCAACCTGGTCTATACATGCATATAGCATGACTATCACCGATTGCAACTTTGTCATACATCTTTAAACTATTAGTATTTATAACTGTGGCAGTCTTCTCCATTCGAAGAATATTATCGAAATCTACTTCATCCCATCTCTTATCATATTCTTTATTTTTACTTTTTAATACATCAAATTTATGCATAAGTTGTTCATAATAATTTGGAAATTCCATATTTAAAGAAACTATTGGGCCTTTAAACTTAGAAAAATTAACAAAATTATCTACATGTGGAAATTCTTTTAAACCACCAAATAGATTTAAACTTCCACCCCAATCATTACCATGATAGACATAAAGAATATCAAACTTATTAAAATCTTCATGATAAAGATCAAGTGACATGTTTACAGTAATATCATATCCTGCTCTTTTTAATTGATCAGCATAGATTACTCCTTGTGCAGCCCTATGCGAAGACATATTCTTCGATATAGGAATAAATGGTGTTGATACTAATCCTCTCATGCTTTTACTTTCTTTTTTCCCATGGTACATTTGATTGAACTTTTTCAAATATTGTGTTATCAATAAGATCTGGTTCTTTTCCAACATTCCAAAATAATATATTCTTTCCACTATTCTTTGGAATATATTTCCAGACTTTAGCATCATAACTTTTTATGCATGGAAATGGTGGAAGATTCATTTCTTTTTCTTCTTGTTGAAAAGATAATGGTTCGCTAATAACTTCAGCTCTACCTAGTTCACCACTTTGTAAATTTCTGGCTACTGCTATAGAATAAAATTTAGCTTTTGGCCAAGCAATTTGTAAAGCTCTTGAAAGTACACCGGTTGAAATAGCTACATACACTTCATCTGGAGGATCTATAGTAAGAGCCGCATGAATAATTCCAGCAGTTGCTAATTCATGCCTTAATCCAAGAGGTACAAAAAATGCATTCTGTTCGGTCGCCCATTCATTGGCATACTTATTTAGATTAGGCATAGCAGCAATACGTTTAAAGATTGGAATTGCTCCTCGTTCAATACAACATGCCTGATGATGTGATATACGTTCGCATGCTGGCATAAAAAGTACTACATCTTTATTGTATCGTTTTGCGACGTCTAATAATGAAACACCGGCTAAACCAACTCTAGGTTGAGAATAGACTATAGTTTTATAATTAGTCTTAGAAGCTAAGAGATCACCGGATCTGGTTTTGGTTCCAACAATCAAATCATCCCTAACTACTCTAACACCATCATGAATAATAACTTGAGGATCTGGATTATATGGCTTCCATCCTTCGGCTAAAGACATATAGTATTCCTTAGCTTCTTCATAAGAACATCCAGGAAATAGTCGAACGTCTTTATTAATACCATCTATTACATGATTATTATGTGACATCATATTTTCCAGTTTTCAATGACCAATTTTTAGGATATACCCAATCATATGGAATTTGTTTTGTAGTTTGTTTGATTCCATTACTAATGGCTATATGCTTATAGAAAAAACAAAGTTTATCTTCTACATTTAAATATTTTTGCCTAATCATTGGATTACTTGGATGTTGTGACAAATAATCCATATGATTTATAAACTGTTTGCCATGAGAATTTGTTGGAATATAAAGTCCATCATCATTTATTATGTAATCTGCTTTAGCCATAAAATTTTGACAGTTCATAACTTGCATAAGACCATCAAAGAACCCCGTTCCACCATGAAGAAAAGATTCAGGATCTACTAATTCAGGATGTGTCATAGCTATATGTCTAGCTGCATTTTTGCATGGATACATTGCATTAGTAAATCCATGAACTTCAATAAAATATTTGTTCAATATTTTTGCATATTCCATCATACTATATGGTCTTTTTAATGATACAAGAGTATCTTTTAAATCATTTGCTGCAATGGATGGAATTTTTACTAGCCAATCTGTAACAATTGTTCCTTTTGGATAATATATTTGAAAAAGATCGGAACGACATGCTCTATTATTTTTAAATCTTTCTCTTAGACCATTTGGACCATGATCATACCACGTTTGAAATGTTTGCCAATGTTCATTAGTAAATGAAAACAATAAGCATGCATTTAAAATAAGTTTTGGATCATTTATTTTACTAATTAAATATACGAATGGGCACTCATCCCAATGAAGTCTATGAGAAAACTGTTGATAATTATTTTTTAAAAGTGAGTCTTCTCTCTGATCATAAGCACGACAAAATTCAAAAAATTTTTCAGTTCTTTGTTCTTGCGTCCAATTTTTCATCCAGCTTTCTTTTGGTTTCCCTTTATTATCAAGGGAAACGTTAGCCAAATTTTCATATTTTATATCGCTATCATGTGATTCAATAAATTTAGTTAACATGGCCATATAAATTATTTACCTTCATCTTATAATCTTTAACTGACATATTATTTTGTTTAATGATAGTATCATCAGAAGGATGTGCTGATATATTATTAAATGTTTTGATTAAGCCGAGTTCTAACATTGGTTTTTGGCGACCGAATGGATGATTTTTAATTTTACATGAAGACCATATATTATCGAAATCCAAATGATTATAATGGGCGCCAGGTCTAATGTAATTTTCTACCCAACGAATAAAATCACAACATACATCTTCTGCATTATATGGAACAGATTTTGTATCTTCGAAGATCTTCAACATTACTTTATCTAAAAAATCTTCTTGTTTCATTTTTACTGTAGATTTAGCAAGATATGAAATACATTCTACTGCATTCGTACCATAATAAAACATAGAATCTTTATTGACATATTGTGGATACCAATCGGCAATATCAGCAACCACTGCGGCATATTGAAACTTATATTGCTTAAGACCATTTTTAGTATTCCATGAAAGCATGAAATTACCTATTTCTCGAAGATCTTTCCTCGAACCAATTTCCAAATATTCGGCCAAATCTCTAGCCAATCGTGGAGCAAATTCGATTAGATAATAATCACCCGCTCTTTTATATCCTGCTGGCGGTTTTGGAAACGACGGAAATTGATAACCAACAGAAGTATAAAATGGTGTTGGATAAACTTTTATCATTCTAGTCATCATTTCAATATTTTTGCATTGATGCAAATTAAAAAGAATTGTATTATGATAACCAGATGGTTTTGTTGCGTAATTAATTGCAGAACCGCAAACACGATGTAATATAAAAATGTATAACCATTCTGGCAATGAGAAATCAGAATGCTTACCGGTCCAATCTTTAGCTACTATTTCTCTTTGTCTGGTAATTTTACCGGCAATCATCTTTTGCCAATATGGATGTTTATC